CACAGATACCTGCAGTTCGTTCTCCATATGGAAAAGAGTGTAGGGATTGTTGGACAGTTGATAATCCTTACACTCATTCTATTGTGGGTACAGATGCAAGTGGATTAGAGTTGAGATGTCTAGCACATTTAATGAATGATGCTACATTTACAGACATATTATTGACAGGTGATATACATACACACAATATGCAAATGGCAGGATTAACTGATAGAGACCAGGCAAAGACCTTTATCTATGCCTTTATGTATGGTGCAGGTGCATCTAAGATAGGTCAAATAGTAGGAGCAGGTGCTAAAGAAGGACAACAATTAATTAATAAGTTCTTATCAAGTATGCCTGCTCTAAAAAGAGTAAGAGATTCTGTTACAAAAGCTGCAAATAAAGGTATGATTAAAGGTATTGATGGTAGACTATTACATATACGTAGTCCTCATAGTGCCTTGAATACTTTGATACAAGGTGCAGGTGCAGTTGTGTGTAAGGTATGGCTTATCAATATGATTAAACGTATTAGAAGAATGGGTGTTGATGCAAAACTTGTAGCATCTATACATGATGAGTATCAGTTTGAAGTCCTTAACAAAGATGTTAAAAGATTTGGACAGCTAACAAAAGATGCTATGAAAGATACAGAGAAACAATTACACATGAAATGTCCTTTGGATAACGAATGGAAGGTAGGAAGAACATGGGCACAGACACATTAGTACAGGAATTTAAAGGAAGAAAAGATCATGCTAATTATATTAAGCGTGGTATACAAGTAGAAAATGAATTTATAAAGACTGTGCAAGAGCATGGTTATTCAGTTGGTATAGCAAATGACCAAGAGAATATGTTTAGACATATAGATTTCTATCTAACAAAAGATAATAAGACAGTTAGTGTAGATGTAAAAGCTAGAAGAACTGGAAATAAGAACAGGTTTTTTGATGACGCATGGATTGTTGTTGAGTTTAAAAATACAATGGGTAAGAAAGGCTGGTTGTATGGTGACTGTAATTACTTTGTATTTGAACGAGAGCATGACTACGTATGGTGCTATGCAAAAGAGTTAGTAGAATTAACTGACAAAGTTGTAGATAAAAATACTAGAGTAGTAAGTTATAAAGATGCTGAATACAAAACATGGGGTAGAATACATCAAGGAAAACAAGACCTTATCTCAAGAATAGAGATGAGTTTAATATTAAAATTAAATAAAACATTTATTATGAAAAAAACTCTTGACAAAAATGTTGAGGTGTGTCATAATTCATTTATTAATAATAAAGAAAGGAACACAGTTATGAGTGTTATTAAAGGAAACGCTTATTGGGCAAGCGTAACGAGTCCAAACACAACATTTGATTCAGATGGTGTGTGGTCTATTGACGTTGGTAATCTTGATAAAAAGAATGCTGATGTTGCTAAAGCTGATGGTCTTTCCATCAAAAATAAGAATGATGACAGAGGTGATTTTGTTACCATCAAAAGAAAAGTTAGACGTAAAGATGGTGGAATGAATAAAGCACCTGAAGTTGTTGATGCTTCTAAAAGAAACATGTCTGGAACTTTAATTGGTAATGGTTCAGAAGTTAATGTACTCTATACTACATATGAGTGGGAGTTCAAAGGTCGTTCTGGAGTATCTGCTGATCTTCGTGCTGTACAGGTAACTAATTTAATACCTTACAACTCTGATGCTGATGCAGACGAAGCTTTTGAAGTAGTTCCTGATGGCTTTGTAAGTAATGAGTCTGATGAGGAATTATCCTTCGCTTCTAACTAACCAATGAAAGGATGGAGAGGTACTACTGAACGAGTATCTCTCCATTATTTATTATGAAATCAATAGATAATTTAGTAAAAGATATATACAGTTTATTTGATCCTATAAAAGAAACAAATTTAGATGAGAAAGAAGTAGATAAACATTTAGATTTATTTGCAGATAGTGTTAAAGAAACATTGCGAATGTTTTTAAAAGAAAAACCTACGCAAAAACGTAACCTTAGATTATCTGCAATAGGTAAACCAACAAGACAGTTATGGTATGATAAACATTCTAAAGATGAACCTAAACCTTTAGAACCTTATACAAGAATTAAATTTTTATATGGGCATTTACTAGAAGACTTGTTGATATTATTTTGTAGATTAGCAGGACATACTGTTACTGATCAACAAAAAGAGGTTAGTGTTAATGGAATAAAAGGACATCAAGATTGTGTTATTGATGGTGTTCTTGTAGATTGTAAGAGTGCATCAGGCAGGAGCTTTGAAAAGTTTTCTAAAAATAAATTATATTCTGATGATCCTTTTGGTTATATTGCACAGATCTCAGCTTATGCTGAAGGTAACAATGTTAAAGAAGCTGCCTTCTTAGCTATTGATAAACAACATGGACACATATGTTTGACACCTGTTCATTCATTGGAAATGATAAATGCTAAAGAAAGAATTGATTACCTTAAAGGAGTTATGGAACAAGACAATCCACCTGATAGGTGTTATGATGATATACCTGATGGAGTTAGTGGTAATCGTAAGCTTGCTATTGGTTGCTTGTATTGTTCACATAAGCGTACTTGTTGGAGTGATGCTAATCAAGGTAAAGGACTACGTGCTTTTAATTATGCAAAAGGTACAAGGTTTCTTACGAATGTTGGTAAAGAACCTAACGTAGATGAGGTTTTAGAATGGTAAGTCATTGGGTTAGGTATGATACTGAAGAACCTTTCGTACCTAACCTAGAGAAGTTTGGGTTTGTTTATCTTATAACAAATACTAAAACTACTAAAGCATATGTAGGTTGTAAACAATATTTTACAGGTAAAAAGAAAATACATTCTAAATGGGAGAAATATACAGGATCATCTAAATATTTAAATGAAGATATAAAAAAGATAGGTAAAGAACATTTTACTTTTGAAGTTATAGCAGAGTATAAAAATAAAAGAAGTTTAAGATATTATGAAATGTATTATCAAATAAAATGGAATGTCCTTACTGCTGTGATAGAAGGTAGTGATGAACCTGCTTATTATAATTCATATGTTGGTGGGAAGTTTTATCCACCTATTGAATTATATTCAAGTCCTTCTTGGCTAAAAAATAAAAGTAAATTTAAATCTGGAGAAGATCATATTCTTTCGTTAGGTAAACATAGAATAACTTTTAATGATGGAAGAATAATTATTGTTGATAATCTTGGAGAATTTGCTAGAGATAATAATTATTTTAAAAGTACATTATTTTATTTACGACAAGGATTTAGACATTATAATATAGGTGATAGATATAAAGGAAAAATATTAACTGAAGAAAAAGATATTAAAATATCTAAACATAAAGATATAGTTAAGGTAGAATTATTAGGAAAGGAGGAAACAAATGTCACTAAAGAAAGCAATGTATGATACTGCATTGGCTGAATTTGAATCTAAAAGAGACAAAGCATTAGCTACTGCTCGTATATACATGGAGAATCCTGTGGGTATAGGCGAACATCCACAAGTGATTGATGAATTTATTAAACAGGTTGAGTTAGCTGCAAGTGCTGATGAAGCTGCACATATGTTAATAGATACATTTAGAGATGAAATAACAACAGAAGACTAGACTATGAACAAAGACTATCTTGGAATCTTAACAGAGATAGACAAGTATGAAGAGAGTAGTCCTGAAAGATTACTATTTTTATCTGTTATATTCCAAGCATTATTAGATGCTACAAAAGAAAAGACTAAAATAGAATCATCACGTACAAGTGTTGAAAGAGCTAATGCTCGTGCTTGGTTTTTCTGTAGCGTAGGTGTAACATGTGATAACTTTGAGTATGTCTGTGAGAATGCAGGTATGGATGCACAGTATACAAGAAGTTTCGCACTTAAAGTTATTAATTCAAAGGAGATAAAATATGTCAGACAAAGAATCAGAAGAGTCTTGGATAAATCCTGAAGACAGAGGATGGAAGTATGAAAGTTATAGAGATTATATGAAGAGAAGAAATAAAGAAGAAGAATTATTAAAAAGAAATTTACAAGGAACATATGAATATGAATATAATAATGCTACCTCTAAACAAATAGGTGGAGACCATTATAAAAACTGTGTTATACAACCAATAGATTATATTGTTAAAAATAATCTTGACTTCTTAGAGGGTAATGTGGTAAAATACATAACTCGTCATAAAACAAAAGGCGAAGGTAGAAAAGATATAGAAAAAGTAATTCATTATGCAGAATTAATATTAGAATTAAAGTATGGAAAGGAGAAATAAATGGCATCAATGATGGGAAGCAATTATTTACCTACTGAATATCAATCATTTATACATATGTCTAGGTATTCAAGATGGTTAGAAGAAGAAGGTAGAAGAGAGACATGGACTGAAACTGTAGGTAGACTTATAGTTTATTTTAAAAATCAAATAGATGTAAATTATAAAGGTATAATTAAAGATAAAGAATGGAAAGAATTAGAAGAAGCTATACTCTCTCTACAAGTGATGCCATCTATGAGAGCTTTAATGACTGCAGGTGGAGCATTAGATAGAGAGAATGTTGCTGCTTATAATTGTTCTTATATTCCTATTGATAGTCCAAAAGCATTTGATGAAGTGTTATATATACTTATGAATGGTACAGGTGTAGGTTTCTCTGTTGAAAGACAGTATGCTGACAAGCTTCCTACTATACCTGATCAAGAGTTTGAAAATACAGATGATGTTATTTCTGTTGCTGATTCTAAAGAAGGATGGGCAAGAGCATTTAGAGATCTTATTTCTTTTTTATATACTGCACGTATACCCAAGATAAGTGTAACAAAAGTAAGACCTGCAGGTGCTAGACTTAAAACCTTTGGTGGTAGAGCTAGTGGACCACAACCTTTAGTTGATCTCTTTGATTTTACTATTAGTAAATTTAAAGAAGCAAGAGGTAGAAAATTATCTTCTATGGAATGCCATGACATTGTATGTAAGACAGGTGAGGTAGTAGTTGTAGGTGGTGTACGTAGATCAGCACTTATATCTTTATCTAATTTATCTGATCAGCGTATTCGTGGTGCTAAAATGGGTGAATGGTGGAATGAAAATCCACAAAGAG